TTGACTGACACTGAAAAACTGAACGATGCCATTTTAGAATCTGGAATCAAAATTACTGCAATTGCTAGTAAACTTGGCATATCAAGAGAAGGATTTTATAAGAAACTCAACAACGAAACAGAGTTTAAGGCATCAGAGATTTCTGCAATGCAGAAGATACTTGGTTTAACAAATAAGAAGCGTGACGAAATTTTTTTTGCCTCAAAAGTTGAACTACAATCAACCTAGAAAACAACAGAAAGGAGAGCGATGGAAGAAATATGAAGGATAAGTATTTTTTTGGTGGCTTAATTGCCGGAGCAATTGTTGGTGTGCTGATTCGGTTGATCATGAAAGCTACCGGAGGAGTATGAGTTGAAAAACATATGGGATCACAGTAGTTGAAATGACACCTGCAATAAATCCAAATACAGCAGATATGATTTTGGCCCATTTGGTATAGGAGTGAAGCATGCCTTTGTTTTCGAGCCATACCACGGAAGGAATTTCAGAGTTGCTGGAAATAAGCATGCGGATTTCGCCTGATGCTTCCAATAGGTGTAGGGCATAGAGTTTTTTGGAATTTGAACAAAATTCAGAAAGCGATTCGCCAACAAATGCACCACTTGGATTCGTGAAGCAGTTTTGTTCGATCGTTTTGATGCATCTGTCAAGATAAATTGACGTTACGAGGTGTTTTTTCATATGTATCCTTCTTTCTTATGTTTTTACAAAAATTATAAGAACAAATATAAAGATTCGCAATAGTAATTTGAACAGAAAGGAGAGTGAGAACGTGGAAGAAGTAGATAACCTTATTAAAGCACTGGCGGGTCATATCAGTGAAATTATTTCTTCTGGTAAAGAGAGAGAACATGAGGTCGCAGAAAAGACAAAAGCTCTTGCAGATCTTATGTCTGCAAGAGCCACAACATATTAATTATGGGTTTTCTTTTCCAGAAAGCTTTTCGTACAAAGTTTTATATAACTCATATATGTTGTTTGCAGTTTCTGTTGCATCTCTTGATCCAGCAATCATTTTATTTTCCATTGCTGATAAGGTCAATTCTTTCGCAACTTTTAGAGCTGCTTCGTTATTAAGCATAGCCATGTAAATGATCCCCTTTCTTAATACTCGGACGCGGCAACGTCCTGTAAGGAGATTGTAGCACTAATAATGTAGAAGTTAAAGAACCATGTACAGGCACAGTTAATAACATATTAACAGGAGGTGGGGTTATGGCAAGATACCCGAACAAGGCTACATACCGGACTTGGGTTAGAGATTCCAAGACAGGGGAATGGAAGCAGATTGACCCAAAAGATATACCTCAGGATAAAATTAATGAGCTTTGCGACAATTTCGCTTTGGGTGCTGGATATACGCGAGCAAAGTAGCCACTGCGGTGGCTTGTCGGACAAGCAGGAAGGAGACAGATGAAAGTAGGAAACGTATTGATGGCGATCGGCTTCGGAGTGTTTCTGATCAGCGCATGCGCGCTTGACAGTGATGGTCTTGCGGGAATGATCATGTTCTGGTTGACGCTCGGTGGTCTTTGGATCATGTGGCTTGGCTATGTGATCAATGATATCAACAAGCGCCACAAGAAAATAAATCGGAGAAGCGAAAGCCTCCGTAAATCTGCATGAAGGGAGTAGGCTGTGTGTTGCTTAGTGATTACCACCTGCTACAGAGCAAACGTGATACGGACCGCACGGACACCCAACGTAAGGGGAAAGAGACAGAAGCGGATTTCCAGAGCGTGCTTGATGCAGAACAAAAAAAGATGGACCCGCTGACCAAAGCATGAATCCATCTTGTAGGGTATTTCAGAATCGAGATGATCCTAAAACATTTCATCTTATTTTACCCGAATTTTTGAACGAAAGCAAGACAAGCGTGAGAAAAATTGAATATACCAGATAATTATGATTTATTCGCGCTGCGTGAAGCCGAGATGGGCGCAAAGCTTGATAACAAACCGGTGTGTGTATGCTGCGAAGAACCAATCCAAGATGATTATATGTATGACATCTATGGAGAAATCTACTGCGAGGATTGTATGATCGCGCAGTTTCGGAGGTCGGTTGACTGATGTATTACAGAACATGCCAATTTTGTGGCAGTAATTTAGATCCTAGTGAACGGTGTGAGTGCCGACAGGAGAAGAAGCAAAAAGATAACCGATTCATGGCGCTTTTTGGGTGCGATGAAAGCGGACAAATTGTTATGAAAGTAGAGGATTTTAAATATGCAGGAAATTAACTTTTCAGTACAGTTACAGAACGGAACCATTGATGCCAATTTTGAAAGCATTAAGGCTGCTTTGGCAACGGAACTTGATGTGTATAAGAGAATGGTCTTTACCGAAGATTCCAAGAAAGATGCGAAGGATACGGTCGCATACCTTAGAAAATTCAGCAAATCGTTGGATGATAAGCGCAAGGAAATCAAGAAAGCCTATATGGCACCATGTGATGCTTTTGAGGCGCAGGTCAATGAACTGAAAAAACAGGTTGAGGAGCCTATCAATTATATTAATCAGCAGATCGAAGCGTTTGAGCGTAAGCGTGTTGAGGAAAAGAAAGCACTGATCAAGGAAATCTATGCTGGTATTGCCACGGAGCATACAGAGGCCGCGGAGTATCTGCCGTTGCAGAAAATCTATGACAGCCGTTGGGAGAATGCAACTACAACAAAGAAAGCTATCACGGAGACGATTACTGAGCGCATGATCGGCGTAGATAAAGATCTTGCCACTATCCGCGGTATGGAATCGGAATTTGAGGATAAGGGTATTGAAAAATACAAAATGACATTAGCGTTGTCAGATGCCATTGCAACAATGAATCAGTATCAGAAGCAGAAAGAGGAAATCATGCGCAGAGAGCAGGAGCGTGCTGCGCGTCTTAAGGAAGAGGAAGCGCATAAGGCGAGTGAGCCGGTGTCGGAAGAGGTAAAGCCGGAGTCAACTAAGCCGATTCAGGGGCGAGTAACAATCATTGAGTCAAAGGCGAATGCGGAGAACGAAATGACAGATTACATTACTTATCAAATTGTTGCTGATCCGTTTCAGATTGCGCAGCTTGAAGCTTATATGCGTCAGCATGACATTAAGTTCCGGAGGGCATAAGAATGGCAGAAGCTGCAAGAAAGAAAATGAATATCTATGAAGCCATTTCACAATGCATGGAAGAGATTGGGGCAGTCGGTAAGGATGATTTTAATCAGCAACAGAAGTTTAAATACCGTGGAATTGATGCGGTTATGAATGCCATCAATCCTGCACTGGTAAAGAATCACGTATTTATTGTGCCGGAAGTATTGGATCAACAGAGACAGGAGCGAACCACAAGCAAGGGGGCAGTATTGATTTATTCTATATGTCGGATAAAGTATACATTCTTTGCCGAGGATGGTTCCTGCATTGAAGCAATAACGGTTGGCGAGGGCATGGATTCCGGCGATAAGGCGACCAACAAGGCGATGGCGGTTGCATTCAAGTATGCATGCTTTCAGGTATTTTGTATTCCTACCGCAGAGATGGGTGATCCGGATGCTGAATCGGCAGAGGACGTTGCGGCTATTCCAGAGTTTGAACCCGCGACACCAGAGCAGATGCATACAATGAGTGATTTTATCTCGGCATATGCGGATATGTGTGAAAATGCAGGCGAGTCTGATATATGGCAGAACTTGAGGGAAAAATATCATTTTGAAAAGGTGGGAGAAATTTCAAAGGATCTAGCAGACAAGATTATTAAACAGGTAGAGACTTGGTACATGAAAAAGAAAGAGATTGATGCCTGATGGAAACTACAGGAAAGTTGATCGGAGCGAGCCGTACATTTGACGGACATGGCATTATCCTCACTTTCGAGGTTGATGCTTCGGCATCCGGTCAGATTGAGAGCATGAAGCAAGATGATCTGCTCCGGATCAAGGCGGTTAGATATCGCCAAAAGAGGAGCCTTGATGCCAATGCATACGCATGGGTGCTTATGACCAAGATCGCCAATCATCCGGATATGTCATCGAGCAAAGAGGAAGTGTATGAACAGATGCTGCAGAAGTACGGAACCTTTTATGAGGATGAGGGCGGATATATCACGATTACAGTTAAAAAAACGGTAGACATGACAAAGGTGTCGGGTCATTGGAAACACATTAAAGATAACGGTAATTTTGCATCCTATCTGATGATCAAGGGATCAAGTGAGTATAACACCGCGGAGATGGCACATTTTATTGATCGCATCGTGGAAGAGGCACAGGAGCTTGGAATTGAGACCGCTACACCGGATGAACTGGAGCGGATGAAGCAGGAATGGGGTGCGGCATGAAAAGGCTGCGGAGTGCATTTACAGACGATATGGATCATTGTTATTTTACCGGAACCGCTCCGGTGGAGAGACACCATATCTGGGGCGGCGCGAACCGAAAGAACAGTGAGAAATATGGCTTTGTGATTCCACTGCGCCCGGATCTTCATCCGAATGGAGCACAAGCGGGCAAGAATGCGGCGGAGATAGATATGAAGCTTAAGCAGATGGCACAAGAATATTTTGAGGAACATTATGGGACCAGAGAGGACTTCCTGAGGATATTCGGAAAGTCGGTATTGTGAGGTGATCATTTGATACAGATTGAAAATATTCCTTACGGACACGAGAATGCGGTGCAGCGTCCGGCAAATCCGTTGGAAGATAGAAAGTTGAGAAAAGAAATCGAGCGGGCGAATCGGAATGGAGACTGTGTGATCAACGTGGGTCATGGTATCTATAGGCCCGTTCCTGGAGATCCGATTGATGAAGCTGAGTTACGTGAATATCTTGCAAAGGACTTATCCAGAGCAAGGAATGTGTTATATAAGCGTAAGGAAATGAGCAAGACATTTGAGAGGTGGCGAGAAGTTGGAGTACTTATTGGTGATACACGCGAGACTTAATAACCTCAATGATTACATATCTGCAGAGGTTGCTAGCCGGTATAAAGGTGCTGCCATGAAAGCAAGGAATGAAGCACTTGTGAAAGTTGCTATCAAGCAGCAGATGCGAAGCATAAGGATCGAGCGCCCGGTGTATATGGAATACACTTGGTACGAACGCAATAAGCGCCGTGTTTTGGACAATATATCGTCATTCGGGCGCAAGGTTATCCAGGATGCGCTGGTGCAGACGAGGGTACTCGTAAACGATGGCTGGAATGAGATCGTAGGTTTTTCTGATCAGTTCTATGTGGACGCTGCCAATCCCCGAATTGAGGTTCTGATCCGGGAGGTGGGGGATGATGGATAAGAGTAGTTTTGTTATGTATACGAAGTATCTCCGACATATCCAAAAGCTTACGATGGAACAACGAGGAATGTTGTTTACTGCAATATTAAGCTATGCATCTGATCAAGAGATGCCAGAGCTGGATGCTGCTACGGATATGGCTTTCAGCTTTATCCAAGAGCAAATGGATCGTGACAATGCAGCGTATACAGAGAAATGTCGGAAACGAAGTGAAGCCGGTAAGTTAGGTGGAAGACCTAAAGCAAATGCTTTTAATGAAAACCAAAGTAAAGCAAAAAAAGCAAATGGTTTTTCTGAAAAGCAAAATAACCCTGATACTGATACTCATATTCATATTCATTCTCATAATCAAGATGATGAATTAAAAGAAAAGAATAAAGATTCTCTTGTTGAAGCAAATGAATTATTTGAACGTATTTGGAAGATGTATCCGAACAAGAAAGGCAAAGGTCAGGTGTCGGATGCCCAAAAGAAGCGGCTACTCGCAATCGGGGAAGATAGGCTTGTTAAGGCGATTGATCGCTACAGTCTTGAATTGCAGAAGGACGCCGGCTGGAGGAAACCACAGTACGGGAGCACATTCTTCAACAGTGGATATGTTGACTATCTTGACGAGAATTATGTTCCAGGCAGAATACCGGTACCGGCAAAGAAGAACGCATTTAACAACTGCAATCCGCGAGATCACGATTACGAAGATCTCGAGAGGCGGTTGTTGAACAATGGGTTGCAACACCCGCCTTCGGGCGAAAGAAACACCTAACGCAAAGGAACGCGAGGAATACCGAATAGTTATCACAAGCCATCTTGGTTACCTTGCAGGGGCGGAAACGCCCCACTTCCTAGAGGAGATTGAGAGCAATGTTGACAGAGGAAAATTTGGGATTTGTTGAGAGTGGTCCGGTACCCAAGCACAATGATCCCGAAGCGATAAAGAGATTTAAAGCTGCGCCGACCTACTACGGTAGCGGGCGGATCTGCAGCTATGGAGACAAGACAAAGGTGTGTGATCCGAGTTGCCGGTTCTGGAATACCTGCATCAAGGGCAGACACAGAGAGGAGAAGTAATGCACGGAGTAAATCAGAGAGAGCGGTTGATCCCGATGAGCGTGTACCGTAAGGAGCTTGCAAAGGCGCGTCTCGGTGATAACATCGCAAATCATATGGGATTCATTTTTACAGCGGTTTTGTATGACAAGTTTGATATGACGTTTAAACAGGTCACGAATTTTTACAGCAAGACCATTGAGCGCCGGAAAGCTTGGCAGGACGATGACAACGAAGAAATCACGAGCGAAAGCATGATGGAGTATTGCCATAAAAAGAAAATCGATGTGATCAAGTGGGTGAAGTCGATTCCGATGCCGCAGAAGTTGTACATGGCGGATATTCAGAAAGGGCGCGCGGTGCTTGGCGCAGATCGGAACATTGAGAGTGCGCTTGCATCTACGATGTATCTGACCATTCCAACATTGAAAGATTCTTACCGGTTCTCGAATGCTAAGATCGAGGGATTTATGAAATGGGTTGCCTTTTACATTGATTCCTATTGGCGCAAGCAGCCGAAGAGCAAGGAACATTTTCTGACGGATGAGATTATCCGGAATCAGTTCATCGAGGATGAGCATTGGGACATTGTTACAGGAAAGGCGGTGTAGATAAATGCAGTTTTTGGTGAGCCGATGTATTGATAAATTGGACCTGCGTAATAGCAAAACCTTAAATCCGATTAAGTGGTGGAAGAAAAATAAAGCCTATGCAATTCTTTTAGTTATCCTTGTGCTGTTGGATATACCAAAATATTTGCTCGTACAGCTGATGAAGATTATTTGCTTTATTCCGTATGCCATTTATGAAAAGTTGGACGAGTTTTATTAAAAGGGAGGATGCTAATGTCCATGAATGTGATTAGAAGCCTTTGTTCTCTTCCAGCAACGGATTTGAACTTTACGGAAGAGCTGGAACGTGCTACATCGAATCAAATCCGGCTTGCAATCGAGATGATGAAACAGAGCGGTGGCAAGAACAAGGGCAGAATAGCAGCGTGCAAGCGTGAGTTGAAGAGGAGGGACAAAGCACATGGAGAGATTAACTGAGAGAAATCCGTTGTGGATCGATGATGAACTGTGGGAAAGGGCATGTGAACCGGATTGCGAAGAAGTAGATGCCGTATATCGGAAACTCAAAGAATATGAGGATGCCGAGGAACAGGGATTGCTACTGCGGTTGCCAATTAGCAAAGATACCCCCGTGTATTCCATTGAGTATTGCTGCGGAAGGGACAAGAACAATCGAATTGGAATGTGTGTCAGAGGATTTTGTAAGGACTGCGATGATAAGGCATATTACATACGCGAATGTACAGCAGAACATTGCAGTATCTGTGAAATTCAAAAATCAGTATTTTTTACCCCCAGGGAAGCCGAAGCCAAGCTGGCCGAAATGAGCTGTTTCCAAAATGGAAATAGCTGAGAGGAGAGCGAACAATGGGACGATTGATTGACGAAGACGAACTGATAAAAGACAGAGTTGAGAACGATCCAGTTGTTATTGCTGCAAAATGCACACCGACAGCCTACGACCCGGACAAGGTTGTGGCGCAGTTGGAGGAATATCGCGAAGAGATGGAGCAGTTTAAGTGCGGCGGAATGTTGTCAGATATGATCGAGGTTGTAAAGGCAGGTGGAGTAGATGAGAATTGATGAGCTGAATTTATCAACGCGGACGTATAATACGCTGTTGCGTGCAGGAATCACATCTGTTGAGAAAATTAAAGGAATGGCAGACGAAGAGTTGAAGAACGTAAAGAATCTGTCTGAAAAATGCCGTAAGGAAGTCAAACGGGCGGTATATTGCACGGATTGCAAGAGAAGCATTTATTCGGATTTCCCTAGTTGCGATATCAATATCGAAAACGATGGAAAATATGTTGGTGCTGATGATGTATGCCACTGCAAGGTGGTTTAGGACGGGAAGGAGTGTGAGCAGATGGCAATTAAACCAATTTTATTCAATACCGAGATGGTCCGGGCAATTCTGGAAGGTAGAAAAAGTTGCACCAGAAGAATTGTGAAACCGCAACAGCTCATAGGGATGTTGCCGGATAAATGCAAAAATGGAGCACCTGAAGAATTCTTGAAAGAAAAGAAACTCATGTTCAAACCATACTGCGATATGACAGATATAGAACTGATAAACACTGCATACAAAGCTCCATATCAGCAGGGCGATATCCTGTATGTCCGGGAAACATGGCAGTATCTATATGAATTGGATGGAAATGAACAGGTCATTGAGGATACGGGGAAATATTATTATGCGGCAACTGATACAATCACGTTCAATACATATGTTGATAAAAATGGAGTGGGACACGATCATGCGCCGTGGCGACCATCAATCCACATGCCGAAAGAAGCCGCACGTATCTGGTTAAAGGTTACGGATGTGAGGGTAGAGCGGTTGCAGGACATTGACGAGGATGGAGTGTGGAATGAAGGTTTTAGATTTACGCCGCCATGCTTAACCAGTGTATCAGCAGATGGACATACTTGTGATTTAGATGGTCCGTGTACGAGCCATATTAAATATTGTGATATGACTATGGGAGAGCTGTTTGGCAGGGAATTATGGGACAAAACCATTAAGAAATCCGACCTTGACAGCTATGGTTGGAGTGCAAATCCGTGGGTATGGGTTGTCGAATTTGAACGGTGCGAGAAGCCGGAATAAGCGTTTTAATAAAATTGTTGATTAAAGTCAATATTTTTTGCAATTAGTTGTGATAAACAATAGCATAAGTAAAACCCACATGCGATATTCTGACATCGCATGCGTAAGTAAATCGAAAGGAGTGAGAGGTTTGCTGGCCAGCGTGAAAGAGCTCTTTACTCCGAAGATAATAATGGAATCAGTAAAAGAAAGAATGGAGAGAATCGGGGCATATGCAAAGATTGCTTCATTCATGCAAAAAGAGAAACAGGACTATGCATATAAGAGGAAATATGCGCAGATCAGAGCCGAAGAGTTCAGATCAGAGTGCGATAGGCGTGGACTTAATTGTCATGTATCAGTAGGTGGATTGGATAGCATCATTCTATATATGTTCTTGCATGAGGTGTGTCACATAGATGTGCCTGGTGTATCAGCATCGACACTAGAGGATGCGAGCATCCAGAGAGTACATAAGGCAATTGGAATTATAAATGTGCCGCCTTTGATGCGAGAGGATGGCACGCGATGGACAAAACCAAAGGTCATACAGGAATTCGGATTTCCTGTTATATCCAAAGAGATTGCCGGAAAGATAGAACTTCTCCAGAATCCAACGGAGAAGAATAAGACTGTCAGGCACGCAATCATAACCGGCGAAACCGGAGAATATGGTGGATGGCAGAAGAATTCGAAAATGCAGCTCAATCAGCGATGGTTGAAGTTGTTCGGCGGATATGAAAATGAGACGGAAGGATGCGACTTCCAAAAGCCGGATTTCCTAGTATCAGCGAAATGCTGTTATTACCTTAAAGAAAAGAATTGTGACGATTGGGGTAAGGAGCATAATAGTGTGCCGTATTTGGGATTAATGGCATCCGAGGGCGGCAGACGTGCCAAGAGCCTACGGATGAATGGGTGCAATTACTTCGGGGCATCCACAATCAGATCCGCGCCGTTTGCAATATTCCACCGGCAGGACATTCTTAAACTTGCCTTGGAGATGGACGATCTCTGGAAGAACGGATTAAAAGAGAAGTATCGTGATGATGGAATCAAGGCGGGGATAATAACGGAAAGTTTTCAAATGCCGGATTCGTTGATACCAGAGATTTACGGCACAATCGAGAAAAAGCCGGACGGTACGTTGTATACAACAAAGGCGCAGCGAACCGGATGCAGCATGTGCGGTTTTGGTATTCACATGGAAAAGCGCCCACATCGGTTTGATTTACTTTATGAGAGCAATCCTAAGGAATGGGATTATTTGATGTTTCATATGTGTAAAGACAAAGACGGGAATGATTATGGATGGGCGAAAGTGCTTGATTATATTGGCGTTGGATGGGATCCGACAACGATAGGTGGTAATTGTAAAGGACAGATATCATTGCCATTAGATCAGATGGTTTAAAAGCATATAAAAAGCACCTGTAAAAAACAGGTGCGTTGTATTCCAAGGCGGGATTCGAACCCGCGACCGCATTGTTAGTTAGACAATGGCTCTTTCCAACTGAGCTACTTGGCCATAATTATTTGGATAGGAATATAATACTACAATTTTTTTTAATGTCAATATGCAGAAAGGAGCCGAACCTCCGGCCGGGGTAACGATATATCGGGTTCCTTTTGAAAAATGACTTATAAGGAGTTTTTAGAAACAAAAATTGAGCTTGCAACAGAAAGTGGATTCATTGTGGATCCTGAAAAAGTAAATAAAGCATTAAAGCCGCACCAGCGAGATGCGGTAGTGTGGGCGCTGAAAGGTGGTAGACGAGCATTGTTTGAGTCGTTCGGACTTGGAAAAACAGTGCAAGAGTTGGAATTTTGCCATCTAGCTGCAGAACATAGCGGTGGCCGTGCGTTGATTGTGTTGCCGCTTGGAGTAAAGCAGGAGTTCACGCACGACGCGGTGGAAGTGCTTGGATACGAGAAACCACAATACTGCAGAACGATGCAGGAAGTGCAGGAGTGCAGCAGTCAGATCGTATTGACCAATTACGAGCGCGTCCGGGATGGCGATATCAGACCGGATTATTTCACGGCAACGTCACTTGATGAAGCGAGTGTGCTTAGAAGTTTCGGAAGCAAGACGTATCAGACATTCTTGGATAAATTCAAGAACGTACCGTATAAGCTGGTAGCCACTGCAACACCATCACCGAACAAGTACAAGGAACTGATCCATTATGCCGGATATCTGGAAGTGATGGATACCGGGCAGGCGTTGACACGGTTCTTTCAGAGAGATAGCACCAAGGCGAACAACCTCACGTTGTACCCAAACATGGAAGATGAGTTTTGGCTATGGGTAAGCAGCTGGGCGCTTTTTATTACGAAGCCTTCAGATCTCAATCTTGATTATTCAGATGAGGGATATGATTTGCCACCGCTTGACGTGAGATGGCATGAACTGCCGGTACATTACGGAGATACTGCAGATAAAGACGGACAGATGCAATTATTCCAAGAAGCAGCAGAGGGATTGAAAGAGGCGGCAGCAGTCAAGAGAGATAGCATTGACAAGCGAGTGCAGGAGATGAAGCGCATCGTTGAAGCGTCACCGAATGATCATTTTCTTTTGTGGCATGATTTGGAGAATGAACGGCATGCAATCAAGAAAGCGCTGCCGAATGCAGTAGATATCTACGGATCTATGGATTATGACCTGCGCGAGCAGAAGGTTATTGATTTCTCGAATGGCCGGACAAAGCTGTTCGCTACAAAGAAATCATTGTCAGGATCCGGATGTAATTTTCAGAGATACTGCCACCGCGAGATATTTCTTGGAATTGATTATGAGTTTAATGATTTTATCCAAGCGGTACACCGGTGTTACAGATTTTTACAGAAAGAGCCGGTAGTAATTGACATTATCTATATGGAGAATGAGCGGCAGATCAAAGATACTTTGTTAGAAAAATGGAAGAATCACAATCACATGGTTTCAAAAATGATCGAGATCGTGAAGAAATACGGATTAAATTCCGCAAACAAGGCACAGAGATTAGAAAGGAAGATGGGTGTGGAAGGTAGCAGAGAAGAAAGAACAGTCAGAGGAAATCACTATGAAGCGGTATATGGCGATTGCGTAGAAGAGACCAGAGCAATGGAAAACGACAGCATTGATCTGATACATACATCCATTCCGTTCGGAAATCACTACGAGTATTCAGCTAATTATAACGATTTCGGGCATAACCAGAACACGGAGCGGTTCTTTGAACAGATGGATTTCCTTACACCGGAACTGCTTCGAGTGTTAAAGCCGGGGCGTGTTGCTGCAATTCATGTCAAGGACCGTGTGCTTTTTGGAAATGCGACAGGAACCGGAATGCCAACCATTGAACCATTCCACGCGCAGTGCATTAGCCATTACATGAAGCATGGTTTTCAATATTTCGGCATGATCACGGTCGTAACTGATGTGGTTCGTGAGAATAACCAGACATACCGCCTTGGCTGGACAGAGCAGTGCAAGGACGGATCAAAGATGGGCGTAGGATGTCCAGAATATATCCTGCTTTTCAGAAAGCTGCCGACTGATAGATCTACGGCATACGCGGATGATCCGGTTAAGAAGTCCAAAGAAGATTACACCAGAGCACAATGGCAGATTGATGCACATGGTTATTGGAGATCGTCAGGAGATCGACTGATCAGCAAGGAAGAACTTAAGGATTTTCCGGTTGACAGCTTACAGACAGTGTACAGAGAGTACAGTCGCGGTAACGTATATAACTATGAGGATCATGTGAAACTTGCGGAAGATTTGGACAAGGACGGGAAGCTCCCGGCAACATTTATGGTAGTAGCGCCAGGTTCATGGAATCAGCTTGAAGTTTGGGACGACATCAACCGTATGCGAACACTTAACACCACGCAGAACCGCAGACGCGCCCAGATGCATGTATGCCCGTTACAGCTGGATATCGTTGAGCGAATCATCAACAGATACAGCAACGAGGGCGATACGGTATACGATCCGTTCGGAGGACTGATGACAGTGCCTATGACAGCGGTTAAGATGCATCGGAACGGCAAGGGGTGCGAATTGAATCCAGACTATTTCCGGGATGGTGTCGGCTATTTGCAGGCGGCTGAGAATGAAGTGGACGAGCCGACATTGTTTGATTTTATGGAGATACCGTCATGAAAGAAGAAACGTCGGAGAAAAAAGTAAAATCATATAGTGAGCAGATCAGGAAAGAAATAAGCCAATGGAAGGACATAAACCAGAACGGGTGTAATGATCCGTTCTGGCCGGATGGCTGCAATATGAATCTCGTGAGAAACCATATCCTCTATTATCAGAGAAAAATTTCAGAAATCTGCGCGGAAAAGAATTTGCCATATCCGGAAGCATACTATTTTTCAGTACCTCCAGAGGTTGACAACTTCTATATGGCGAATCTGAAACAGAGAGATCGTGTTAAGCGGATATTTTCCGGTGGACATGTACCGGCGCAAAAAAAGTATTTGTATGATGAGATGCAAATATGCTTGTTTTAGAGGATTGAAATTAAGGAGAAAACAGATGGAATTAAAAGAATTCGCAATAATGTTAAATGGAAGAGAATACGACTATCCACAGTTTACCCAAGAGGAGTTGAGGATAGCAAAAGATAATGGATTTGTTATTGTGAGTGGTGCATCGGATGATCTGGTGGAACTCGAAGGGGCAATTACGGATGAGGGAGATTGTTGGGAAGGTGGAACAATTTCTGTGAAAGCAATCCTCGATGGTGGAATTGTACATAACTGTGAGAGATCCAATACATTCAGTTTTGATGTTAAGTGGTGCAAGGACAAAGACGACAATGGGAATGTTATTCCGTGGACGTATGATGTACCAATCGAACATGAAGATTTTATGATCTATGACGATGGAGCGCCATACTGTAAGGGCTTTGTGTTCAAAGTAGTAAGTGAGTAGTTGGTTTGCTGAAACGTGTGTACATTGATAATTGAATATTGACGGTTAAAATGGTAAAGTTATATAAAAAATAGACATAGGAGATGTGCATTATGGAAGGCATGAATTTGCAAAAATTTATGGTATGGTACCAAGAATTTATATCTACTGATAAATATCTATTATTTAACCTTATAATTATTGTGTTGTCATTTTTTACTGGAGAAATGAGCGCTAGGAATATGATGTCAAATTTATCTAAGAAAAAATATGGTGATATGATAGAATTGTTAGATGAAGATAAAAATAATCTATATGAATTGTGGAGAGAAGCATATACATATCTTTCAAAAGCAGTTACTTATTTATGCATGGTCGTAGTTCTTTCAATTCAGTTTGTGCTTATTATATTTTCTGCTAATAGAGATGGAATCACAACGACAGTACTAATGTTTACTATTGCTGTGTCTGTAATGGAATATCGAGACAATAGAAGTGAGTTCAAAAGAAGAGAAAAAGGTTTAAAAAGTAAACAATTAAATCTTATGATGCAAGCACAAGAAATAAAAGATATTGAAGTTCAAGACAAAGTGCTGGCAGAACTTGAAAAAAGAGGACTTGTTGATAATGAAAAGAAGATAGAAATTATAAAAAGTTTACAACATACTAAAAAATAGAGAGAATTGAACTTTACCAACCGTCAAATACGATGGTTGGTATTTTTTACGCAAAATTGAAAGGGGGAATGCCTGTGGACGAAAAGGAAATATTTGGAATCTGTTTTATGGTAGATGCATTTATAGCTGAATATCTGACGGAATCCATCGTGATCGGTACCAGCTACGACATGCTGGAGGCACACCACGGCATTCTTCCGACTAGCAGGACACAGTTCTACCGGGAAAAGCAGAAGGTAAAAAATATTTTAGAGAAAAAGTATGGACAGATTGTGGAAGAACAGAACGGGCAGTTGAGAATGATGTGGTAATGGTAAAAGTTGACATTTGACATCGACGAACATATGTTTTAATATTTGAGTACACAAGAGAGGAGAATATAGATGGGGAACAGAGAACAATTTGTCCGATTGTATATAAGTTGGTAAAGGAAGGGGAAAATAGAATGTACACAAAATTATTATCAGTAATCGCAATTTTAGAAATTATGTGGGGAACAATATTTTCAGTTTTGTGTGTGCTTAAAATGACTTTAAAAGATATTATGTGGACCAGCACTTGTGGAGGGCTTGGAGACGGATGGAAGAATAATCTCACACAAAGACATTATGCGCGGTGTGGAATTTTATATATAGTTTTTGGAAGCTTGTTGCAGATATATATGGTTATCACAGAAAACATCACATTGATTAGTTTTGTGGTATCTTTTGCGCTTGCAGTCATTGCCCCGTCAATATTTACAATATGGAGCACAATCGTATATTCAAAACAGCTTAAGAAAGGTTGGCAAAAACTAGACAAATAGGGGAAAAGATTGGTACAAATCCACTAAATTCCCATGCTAAAATTACTATAGAGTAGTAATTGAACAGGGAGGGAGAAGAGTGGAGAATGAAAATGAACTGAAAAAGGAATACCTGCGATCATATACACCGGCAGTCAGTGCGGCACGACGGTTAGAGGAAGAAATCGAGCAGCTGAGGGCAGACAAGATGGCGCCGGCACTTGTCATGGATGATATGCCGCATGCACATGATCAGAAAGATCTCTCTGATTACGCTGCAAAGCTGGACGAGTTGGAGCGCAAGTTGATTAAGGCGAGATATGAGCGTATTGATCTGTATGCAGAGATATTCACCGATATTGAGAGATTAGAGGATGAGACAGAAAAGGCGGTATTGACATACCGATATCTTCGGAAATACAGTTGGGAAAAGATATGTGTTGAGATGGGATATCAGTGGGCGCAGGTACACCGGATACATGCCAGAGCATTGAAGAATTTCAATCCAACCGGAGGATACTATGAACTTCTGGTAAAGAAAATGAAAGATGATACACAATGATATACTTGTATGTGATATGATTGTAGCGTGAAAGAGCGTAAGAGGAAATGATTCCCCTTGCGCTTTTCTTTTTCCCTTTGAGGAGTGTCACAGTGGCGCTCCTCACTTCTCCCACATGGTTGGAATTTTACAGTATGGGTGGTGATTGTGATGGCTAAATTGACAGCCAAGCAGCAAAGATTCTGTGATGAATACCTGATTGACTTAAATGCCACACAAGCAGCTATCAGGGCAGGGTATTCAAAGAAAACAGCAAGAGCAATAGCAAATGAGAACCTAACAAAACCAGACATCAAGGAATACATCGGAAAAAGGATGTCTGAGAAGGAAAAGCGATTGATCGCTAGCCAAGATGAAGTTATGAAATACCTTTCATCAGTGATGCGAAGGGAAAAGACGGAATCTGTTGTTGTTACATTGAGTAAAGAAAAATCAACATATGTTCCAGACGCTAATGGGACAATGAGAAAGCAGACAGTCAAGGAAGATATTCCGCAGGTTGTTGAAATTCCTGCAAGACTGTCAGATGCAAATAAGGCTGCTGAATTACTCGGCAAGGCATATGGCATCTATACAGATAAGGTTGAAGCGGATGTTGATATGGAACTGAACATTAATATTGATTATGGGGACGAAGAATGATGGAAGATAAGACTGTTGATATATTAGGAATACTATACACGATACATTTTGATGTGCCGGATGAAAATATGCCGGAAGGTGCTGATGGGTGCATGGATCAGAGCATTCATACAATCAAAATAGCTGAATTTGAATCTGACAGAAATTCAATTCAGGACATGGATGTATACAGAAAAAAGGTATTAAGACATGAAATCATTCATGCTTTTTTATATGAATCCGGTATGTGGAACAACAGTGGAAGTATAGACTGCTGGGGAATGAATGAAACAATCACAGATTGGATCGCAATTCAGTCACCAAAGCTGTTCAGGGCATTCAAAGAAGCTGACTGCTTATGAATATAAATGTTCAAATGAATCCAGGTTTCAAGGAAGTGGACAGAAGCCGGAAGCGTTATATTGTTATGAAAGGATCAGCCGGATCCGGGAAATCTGTTGATACTGCACAGAATTATATATTGCGGTTGATGCAGGACAAGGGAAGAAACCTTGTTGCAATGCGTAAATCGGATATAAGCAACCGTGACAGCACTTTTGCGGAATTGACAGGTGCATTATATCGGATGTTTGGTGATAAGTATGAACAGTATTGGAGAATCAATAAATCACCAATGTCCATGACTTTCAAACCAAATGGCAATCAGATCATCTTCCGTGGAATGAATGATGACAGACAGCGTGAAAAGTTGAAATCAATCACATTCCCCAAAGGGAAGCTGACAGATGTATGGTTGGAAGAAGCTACGGAATTCACACAGGCAGACTTGGAAATCATTGACGACCGTTTGCGTGGTGAACTTCCAGAGGGACAATTTTATCAGATCAGAATGACCTTCAATCCGGTGAACAAGAATCATTGGATCAAGAAGGTCTTTTTTGATATTCCAGATGATAATGTGCTGACACATCACAGCACCTATCTTGGAAACAGATTTATAGATGAAGCATACAGACAACGTATGGAACGCAGGAAGATTGTTGATCCAGAAGGTTATCAGATATACGGACTCGGAGAGTGGGGAGAGATCGGCGGTTTGATCCTACACAATTGGGAGATTGGTGAGTGTTCCAAGAATCCTGCGGACTATGATGATTTTGCAATTGGTCAGGACTTCGGTTTCAACCATGCAAATGCGATTCTTCCATTAGGCATCAAGGATGATGTGATCTATATCACGAAAGAAATCTATGTATTCGAGAAGGACACAGCCGAGATTATAGATCTTGCAAAGGCTGCTGACATTCCGAGAAACAAGCAGATGTGGTGTGATTCCGCAGAACCGGACAGAATCAAGATGTGGCAGAAAGCCGGATATAACCGGGCAAAGGGTGTTGACAAGGGTGGCTCACAAGGTTCTGTAAAGGCACAGATTGATTATCTGAAGCAGCATCGAATTGTTGTTGATCCGTCTTGTGTGAATACGATTAAGGAACTGCAGCAATGGAAATGGAAGCATGATGATAAGACCGGGGAATACCTGGATGAACCTGTACCATTCCAGGATGATGCAATGGCAGCTTTGCGATATGGTATTGAAGGTTGGCGCAAGATGAAAAGATGGCTTGTTTAAATTGCCACATAAAGACCATTAAGGGGGAATAGTGAAAATGTTATCTGTAAGTGAAATTAAGCGATTTATTGATGATGATGCATCTTCAGATAGAAAGAAATTCGCAAGAAAAGGACAGGCATATTATGATGGAGATCACGACATCAAACAGTATCGACTTTTCTACTATAACGCAGATGGTAATCTTGTAGAAGACAAGACGAGAAGCAACGTGAAGATTCCGCATCCATTTTTTACGGAATTGGTTGACCAAGCTGTGCAGTATATTCTTTCAGGTGAAGATGGATTTGTGAAAGCGGATGATCCGGCATTGCAGAAAATCCTTGATGAATACTTTAATGAAAATGAAGATTTTACATCTGAATTATCTGAAGTGCTGACAGGATGTATGGTTAAAGGCTTTGATTATATGTATGCGTACAAGAATGAAAATAACAAGCTTTCATTCATGTGTGCTGACGCAATGGGGGTTATTGAGGTCCGGGCAAAGGACACGGATGATGGATGCGCCTATGTGATCTATTGGTATATTGATAGAATCGAAAAAGGGCAGAAGAAAATTAAAAGAATTCAGGTGTGGGATTCCGAAAAAGTATATTACTATGTGCAGGATGGGAACGGAATGATCACAGAAGATGAATCAGAAAAAATCAATCCGAAACCACATACTTTGTATAAAAAAGAAGGGGATGAAGCGATCTATTATAAGGGATTCGGTTTCATTCCCTTCTTTCGCCTTGACAATAACAAGAAACAGTTTAGTTGCCTGAAAACAGTTAAGGATCTGATTGATGATTATGATCTGATGGCATCGAGCCTTTCAAACAATCTGATTGATTTTGACACTCCCATTCATGTTGTAAAGGGATTTCAGGGGGATAACCTGGAAGAATTACAGACCAACCTGAAAACCAAGAAGATCATTGGGGTTGGTGATGATGGAGATGTGGAAGTAAAGACTGTTGATGTTCCATATCAGGCAAGACAGGTGAAACTTGATCTGGATGAAAAGAATATCTACAGATTCGGAATGGGATTGAATACAGCCGGACTGAAGGACACAGCAGCAACCACCAATATTGCAATCAAGGCTGCATATTCGCTTTTGGATTTGAAGTGTTCCAAGCTTGAAATCAAACTGAAGCAGTTCTTACGAAAATTATTGAAACCTGTGATTGCTGAAATCAATGAAAATAACAAGACTGATTATCAGACAAGTCAGGTGTACTTTGAATTCAATCATGAAATCATGTCGAACGAACAGGAGAATTCACAGAATGCACTGACAGAAGCGCAGACAAAGCAGGTGATGATTAACACACTTCTTTCCCTTGCTGCACAGCTTGACAATGAAACACTGATGCAGAATATCTGTGATGTACTTGATATTGATTATGAGGAAATCAAAGACAAGCTTCCGGATCCGAATGAAGCGGAAAATGCGCTGAATGGAACACAGGATGCTTTGAATGGGGTGGTGGTAGATGAACAAAAAGCAGAAGGAAGTTCAGCAGACATTCCTGAATAATGAAAAGGCTGTTCTGAAGAAGCTTGAATCCAATTATAAGGATGCACTTGATGAAATAAACAACAGAATAGCGATCCTTCAGTCAAGGGATGATGCTGATATGCAGTATGTCATCTATCAGATAGAGTATCAGAAGGCTTTGAAAGCACAGGTGCAGGCTATATTGGAACAGCTTCAAAGCAAGAATTTTGACACTGTATCTGCATATCTGACCAAATCATATGAAGATGGATTCATTGGAACTATGTATGATCTTCAGGGGCAAGGCATTCCATTAGTGTTTCCGATTGACCAGGAACAGGTTGTGGCAGCCATTCAGCATGAAACAAAGCTATCTGAAAGCCTATATTCAAGCCTTGGTAAAGATACAAAGGTACTTTCCAAGCAGATTGCAGGTGAAATCAGCCGGGGAATATCGAATGCAGCCATGTATTCAGAAATAGCAAGGAACATTGCCGGATATGCCGGAATAAGCAAGAATAAGGCAATGAGAATTGCCCGAACTGAAGCACACCGGATTCAATGTAAGGCAACAGCTGATGCACAGTGGAAAGCTAAAGAGAAGGGTGCTGATGTGGTCAAGCAGTGGGATGCATCCTTGGATGGCAAGACAAGGGACACGCACAGGCTGCTTGATGGTCAGATCAGGGAATTGGATGAACCATTTGAAGTGATGGGAATAGCAGCAATGGAACCGGGCGGTTTTGGTGATCCGTCTGAAGATTGCAATTGCAGATGTGCGCTGCTTCAGCGTGCAAGATGGGCATTGGGGGATGAGTACACAAAATGGTCACCGGATGCCCCGGTTGAAATATCAGATGATGGAACAACACAGTTTATTAAGGTTGATGCAAATAGTTTCACGGAATTTAAAGGATATTATAAAGATATTACCGGACAAATGACTATGAACTTGGAAAAAGATAATAAATCACTTGCAAAGACCGGGAAAAGTAGTAAAATAAAGGCAAATCTACAGTATTTTGCAGAAAAGGATATAAAGAATCAGGAGTCTAGTTCTTTAAAGCGTGCAATCAAGAAATATCAGAAAAGAATAGATGAACACAATGAAAAAATCAAGAATCCGGAAAAACACATTGAAGATTGGCAATCCTTATCTTCAATGAAACAGGAAGGATTGAAAAGACATTGGAACAAAGAAATAAGAAATTTCAATAATTCTATTGATGATAGAGTTGCAGAACTGAAGGAAAGGGGTGATTTTGATGAATAAAGGTTTATCAGCTGATTCATTAAAGTTTATCATTTCAAGAGTGTTAGAGAATGCCAATGAAGCATTGGAAGAACATAAGAATAATAAGGGGAGTGAATTCTATGATGGAAAAACACTTGCTTATTATGAGGTTTTGGACACTATCAAAAATGAGTTAGAGACACATGATCAGGATCTAAAAGAATATGGTTTGGATCTTGATTTGGAAAAGATAATGTTATAAGAAGCAAAAGCACTTTGCAGATGCAGGGTGTTTTTTAGTGCAAAAAATCATGATTTATTAGACTACAGAAGAACGTAGTCCAATTATCACATAAACAATGGTCTAAAAGGCAGTCAATCGGCTGTCTTTTTTATATGTCCAAAATAGGCCTATGACGTGAAAACTGTGCTGAATAAATCCCTGTGATATGGATGCAAAACTGTCACGCATGCCTGAAGTTTCCGGCATGGGAAAGGAAAACGTATGAAATTAGAGGAACTGTTAGGTGCTGATCTGTATGCACAGGTTAAGGCAAAACTTGATGAAGTCAATGCAAACGAACCGGACAAGCTGAAGCATGTTCGATATGCTGATCTGTCTGAGGGTGAGTATGTAGGCAAAGGCAAGTATGATTCAGAGATTGAAAAGCTGAACAACATCATTTCCGGCAAGGACACGGAACTGACAACAGCAAATGATCTGATTGTGCAGCTGAAGAAAGGTACCAAGGGCAACGAGGAATTGCAGGGCAAGATCACAACATATGAAACACAGGTTTCTGATCTTCAGAAGCAGCTTGCAGAAACCAAGATGAAGTCAGCAATCAAGGTTGCACTTCTGTCTGAAAAGGCTGTTGATGTTGATTATCTGACTTTCAAGCTGAATGAGAAACTGAAAGAAAAGGGGGAAACCTTGGAACTTGACGAAAATGACAACATCAAGGGATGGAATGAAAAACTTTCCGGCTTAAAAACACAGTTCCCGACAATGTTTGAATCCGGCACAAATAGTGGTGATGGATATAAGCCTTTGGGGAGCGGAAAAATTCCAGGAACAGAAGGGGATCGTGGAAGCGCAGATCCCAAAGATCTCGCTGAAGCACTTCAGCAGCAGCTTGAATCAACAACGAAATAAGAAAGGTTAAAAAGGTGAATTATTATGGCTATGACATTAGCAGAAATGAAAGTCGGCATGGCTGACAAGGTTTCACAGCAGATTGTGGACATCTTCTTAAGAAAATCTGAAATCCTTCAGATGCTTCCGTTTGATAACTGTGTTTCTCCATCAGGTGGTGGAAGCACACTGACATATTCTTATGTGCAGAAGAAGCTTCCGGCAACTGCTTCATTCAGAAAGTTAAACAACGATTACACTGCATCACAGGCAACCGTTGAGCAGAAGACAGCCAATCTGAAGATTTTCGGCGGTGCATTCGAGATGGATCGTGTTCTGAAGCAGGCTGAAGGTCGCTATAACAACATGGCATATCAGTTTGAAGAGAAAATCAAGGCTGCAATTTCTCTTTTTCATTACACATTGATCAATGGAAACAGCACAACAGCAGAGGATGAATTTGATGGCCTTGATAAGATGCTCGCAGGAACAACATCGGAATTCAACACCGGTGAAGGCTCTGCAATCGATCTTTCCAACATGGCAAAAGTGAAGGAAAACATGGATCAGTTCTATGAGATGCTTCAGAATCTTATCAAGAAAACCAATGCAGATGCGCTTCTGATGAATACCGACATGATCAGCAAGGTGCAGACCATTGCAAGACTTCTTGGCTACAAGACCGAGACAGAGGAAGCATTTGGAAAGAGAGCAGTATCAATGGATGGTGTTCGCTTTATGGACCTTGGAAACCACTATACTGTATCAGAATCAGTTGCAACAGCAAATTCTTGTGTTAAGGCAGGCATTAGTAGAAATATTGGTGCATCTTCTGCAGCTGTATCAGGCTTAACTGACATCTATGCGGTTAAGTTTGATGTAAACGAAGGATTCCATGCTGCATCACTGACCGGATCAAGTGCAATCACTTCTTATGTTCCTGACTTTACACAGCCAGGCGCAGTTAAGAAGGGTGAAGTCGAGATGGTTGCAGCAACTGTTCTGAAAAACACCGCAAATGCAGGTGTTCTCCGTAACATTAAGATTGCGTAAGAAACTTTGGGGATGTGTTACGGCATCCCCATATGAAAGGAAAAGGTGAAGAATATGAAACAGTATAAAATCAAAGTTGTTACGAATCCGGATTTTTGCGGAGTTGATGCCGGCGGCGTACAGTTTGCTCATGGTGAAGCTGTTATTGAAAATGCAAGAATGGCTTCTTGGTTCCAGGAACATGACGGATATACGGTTGAAGTGATCGGTGAGAACAAAAGTGTTTCTCCGTTCTCCGGCATGAAGGTTGATGAATTAAAGGCATACGCTGCGGAACATAACATTGATCTTGGCGAAGCGACAAAGAAGGATGATATTATTTCCGTGATCAGCGCTGCTACATCAAACGCTTCGTAGGGGGTGATCCCATATGATCATGTCGGTTGAAGAATTTAAGAAGTTTGCGCCAACAGATGTTGCGAATACGGTCATTGAAGCGAAACTTCAGGCGCTTGAATTGTTGATCCGGAGATATACCAACAACAACTTCCAAAAGAGATCATACAGAAGAAATGCCGACATTGTAGGCGGTCTTTTCATGGTTGAAGCGCTCACACCTTTTAAAGCAGGTGAGACTGTTCAGATTACAGAATCTGATCTGAATGAAGGATTGTTCACCGTGAAAGAAGCGGATGATTCAACATTTACAGTGAATGAAGATGTTGAGGATGAAACAGGTGTCCTTGTGACTAAGGTTGTATATCCAATGGATGTGAAAATGGGTGTTGTGAACATGATGAAGTGGGATATTGAGAACCGGGACAAAGTAGGTATACAGTCAGAAACCATCAGCAGGCATTCTGTGACGTATTTCAACATGGATGGGGATAATTCCACTATGGGATTTCCTAAGTCACTACTTGGATTCCTGAAGCCTTATATGAAGGCAAGATTCTGAAAGGGGTGTTGATATGATTGGTGGAAATACCACAGCGGCGTTGCAGATCAGCACCACCACCAAGAATGAGATCGGTGAAGGAGTGAAATCGTGGAAAACGGTTAATGAAATCAAGGGATTTCTTGATTTATCTTCCGGTGATTCAAAATACACCACATACAATGCAAAACTTCAGGAATCAACGCATGTGTTTGTTTCTGATTGGAAACAGCTTGATCCTTCAGTAAAGGCTGAAAACAGCCGGATGGTGGTGAATGGTGAAGCATATGATGTCATGCTGATTGATGATCCAATGGGACTTCATATGCAGCTTGAAATCTATTTGCAATACAGAGGTGGTCAGAATGTCAGTACAGTTTCAGGATAATTCGGCAACGGTGAAGGATGCATTGAACGATGCAACAAAAGCTTGGCTGTATGAAGCGGCCGGAGAGATGGAAGCACAGGTCAAGCGAAACACCAAAGTTGGCACAGGTCAATTGAAAAACTCATGGACTTATAAAGTGGATGAATCCAAGGGTGAAGCCACAATTGGAAGTCCGCTTGAAAATGCCATATGGGAAGAGTTTGGAACCGGTCAGTATGCATTGAATGGTGACGGAAGAAAAACACCGTGGGTATATAAGGATGATAAGGGAAATTGGCACAGAACCGAAGGCAAGCAACCGCACCGAGCATTGAATAATGCCTTTACAACGCTTAAAGGCGCATTGAAGTCAAGGCTTGAACAGATTTTGAAAGGGATGTGATCATGACAACAGCTGTAATGAAATTTATAAGTGAAGCAATGGAATCAGAAGGGATTCCATATGAATTTATGGAATTCACATCCCCAATTGCTGATCTTCAATCCTATTGGGTTGGCGAATATTCAGAAATACCACCAAATACTGAAGATGGGATGCAGGAAACACAGTTAGTCCTAACCGGAACAGGAAGGGGATCGTGGCTGAATCTTGAAAAAGAGAAAGTAAAAATTGAAAAGATATTCCCTACAATTGGGGGAAGAACAGCAATTCTTGACAACGGATCAGGGGTTGCTGTTTTTTATGGAAATGCATTCCCTGTACCTACAGGTGATGGTTTTTTGAAAAGGCTACAGATAAACTTGACAGTAAAAGAATGGAAGGTGAAATGATATGGAAAAATGGTCAGAATTTGCTGTTTCTGGTGTATCAACAGACACACCATACAATATTATGCTTGGAGCAGGAACTTTGTATAAAAATCTTACATACTCCAAGGAAAACAAAAAGTGGTCCGGCACGATTCTTGGTGCATCTTCTGGTGGTAATAAACTTTCGATTAAGCCGGAAATCACAACCATTGAGGTTGACGGAGTTACGGTTGAAGCGAAGGGATTGTCACAGAAAACAGGTGAGACGGCGCAGATCGAAGTAAATATGATTGAAATCACAAAAGATTTTCTGAAATCAACGGTGATCGGTCAGGAAGGAACATCGGAAGATGAACGATTCGATGTGATCGAATCAAAAGAGCACATTGAAGAAGACGATTATCTCGAAAATCTTGCATTTGTTGGATTTAAGACAAATGGAAGTCCGATCATTGTGCTTTTTGAATATGCGATTTGCACTGATGGTCTGGAATCAGAACATAAGAATAAAGAAGCGGCTGTGGTGCCTGCAACATATAAGTGTGTTGCAAATCTTGTAGAGGGTGGAACTACAAATAAGCTGCCATATCATATTTATGTACCAAAAACATCCGCAACACAGATCACACAGACAGCGTAGGCTGAAGCGTAGGATCACAATTCAGATATAAAAAGGAGATTGAGCAATTATGAATGATATGATTGTAAATGCAGAAGTTAAATCCGATGATGTGCAGGTGAAAGATGCAAAGGCGTATGAGTTAAGACCGTTGGTTGCGTCTGACATGGGATCTATTTGTAAAATCATTACAGCGATTGGCATCCGGCAGTTCAAGGAATGCTTTGATGTTGATCAGCTTTTGGAAGATCAGGAAGACAAAGGAGAAAAGAAAATCAACATTGAAAAGATTGGTTTCAATGTGGTTTTTGATATTGCCGGAATTATTATTGCTAATATTCCAAAAGCAGAAGGAGAGATTCAGGCATTTCTTTCTTCTCTTACAGGATTAAAACTGCAGGAGATTAAAAAGATTCCGTTTGCCGATTATGGCGAAATGATCATTGAGGTTGTCACAAAAGAGGAATTTCAGGATTTTTTCAAACGTGTCATGAAATTGTTCAATCGATAGGATATATCAGATTTATGGATTTGCTGTCACAAAGATATGCAAATCCATATTTGATTTTAGATGATTTTATTCGATCTAAACAGCTTCATGAATTCGCAACGGAAACAATGCGCATTATTGCGGAAGAAAAAACAAGTAAGACCAGATGGGAATACTATCTGCACAAGGTTTTTGATATGACGTATGAAGAATATCTGAATGCGTGTGAAACTGATCAGAAACCGCAAAAAGAACAAGTAATGAAAAAGGAAGAGGCGGTTGAAATAATCACTTCTTCAAATTGTATATTAGATAATTTTGATATGTAAGGTTTAAAAATTAGGCTCCCTTTGTGAGGGAGCTTTTTAGTGTGTATAAAGGGGGTGAACCCTTTGGAACTATTTAAGTTATTCGGCACGATTGCAGTAAATACCGGTGATGCCGAAAAATCAATTGATGGCGTATCGAGCAAGGCAGGAAAACTTGGCGAATCAATGCAAAAAGTTGGTTCAAAGGTTTCAAACGTTGGATCAAAAGTTTCAGGTGTTGGAACATCGTTAACGAAATCAGTTACACTCCCTGTGGCGGCAGCAGGTACAGCATTGATTGGTTTTGCAAACAAATCTGCATCAACAGCTGATAACATTGATAAAATGTCGCAGAAGATTGGTATTTCAAGACAGGCATATCAGGAATTGGACTTCGTTTGTTCACAATCAGGAACATCTGTTGATACGCTGAAGATGGGCGTCAAAACGCTCACAGCGGCAATGGATGGTGCTGCAAGCGGAACGAAATCGAATGTGGAGCAATTTCAGAAATTGGGTGTTTCTGTTGTTGATTCAAATGGAAAGTTAAGGAGCCAGGAAGATGTAATGTGGGATGTTTTTTCTGCATTACAGAAAATGGATAACCAAACCGAAAAGGCAAGACTTGCAACGGAATTGTTTGGTAAATCCGGATCTGAACTGATGCCAATGCTCAACGGAGCATCAGGCAGCATTGAGAGTATGAAGCAACAAGCACATGATCTTGGTCTTGTGCTTAGTGATGAAGCGATTGATGCAGGTGTTGAATACACAGACAAGATGGATCAGATGAAGCGATCATTTGCAGCCGTAGCAACAAAAGTTGGAGCTTCTGTATTGCCATTACTTACACAATTGGGCGATTTCCTGATTAAAGAAGGTGTTCCTGCCTTTGAAAAAATAATGAAAAAGGTGGAAGGTGTTGTCAATTGGTTTACAAGTCTTAGCAGTGGAACAAAAAAAGTAATCGGAGTAATTGCAGGATTGGTTGTTGCCGCAGGACCTGTCTTGACTGTTGTAGGAAAGGTTACAAGCGGAATCGGAAAGATTATCAGTGTTGGTGGTTCATTAGCAAGCGGAATTCCTAAGATAGTAGGATTGGCAGGAAATGTGACAACTGCAATTAGTGCGGTGAATCCTGTTGTATTGATCGTAATTGCAGCAATTACAGCGTTGGTGGCAATTGGTGTTGCGTTATATAAGAATTGGGACTCTATTAAGGAGCATGCCGGTAAGGTTTGGAATGGCATCAAAACTAAACTGACATCGGTGGCTAATAAAATAGAAACTTCTGTCACTGATTCGTTTACAAAACTTAAAGACAATGTAATTGAACGAGTCAATGGAATAAAAACATCTGCTTCGGATACTTGGAATGGAATAAAGTCTTCGGTTACAACCGCAGCCAAGAATATAAAAACGTCAGTGACAAATGCGTTCACAGGTTTGAAGAATAATGTGTCAAGCATATTTAAAGGAATTAAGTCGGTTGCAACAAGTGTTTGGAATGGTGTCAAGTCTGCCATTACGAAGCCTGTTGAAGCTGCAAAAGATACTGTGAAGAAAATGATTGATAAAATCAAAGGGTTCTTTAAATTTGATTGGTCATTGCCAAAGCTTAAGCTTCCACATTTCAAGATTGATGGCAGCTTCAGTCTGAATCCACCATCTGTGCCACACTTCGGCATTGATTGGTATAAAAAGGCAATGGATGATCCTATGGTTATGACACAGCCTACAGCATTTGGAATCAACAAGCATGGTCAAATCATGGCAGGTGGTGAAGCAGGATCCGAGGTTGTGAGTGGAACAGATACACTGATGAAGCTTATATCCGCAGCGGTTGCTTCACAGAATGCACGATTGGAAGAGACTGTGCAAAAAATCCTTGATTTTATGGTGCAGTACATGCCACAGATGGCAAACATGCAGCTTGTCATGGATTCAGGTGTTGTTGTCGGTGAGTTAGCACCGGGAATGGATGCAGCACTAGGCAAATTAGCAACAAGACGTGAAAGGGGTGTCAGATAATGATCGGAGTTACATTTGGCGATAAGCATTCATTTGATGATTTTGGAATTTATCTGACATCCAAAACCATAAATCCACCGGAACCGCAGACAAACACAATTTCTGTTCCGCTTCGTGATGGTTCTATTGATCTGACAGAATCATTGACCAATGACGTGAAGTACAATGACCGAAAGATTAACATGACATTTAGTGTGATTCATCCAATGGAACAATGGTCTGATAAGGTGTCGGAAATTGAAAACTATCTTCACGGAAAGCGCATGAAGGTTGTGTTTGATGATGATCAGAATTTCTATTACATGGGAAGGCTGAAAGTGAATGAATGGTCTTCGCAAAAGAGTATAGGAAAGCTTGTGATTGAATGCACTGCTGATCCGTATAAATATGATGTTCAGGGTGATTGGTTGTGGGATCCGTTTGATTTTGAAAATGATTGCATCAGTGAATCGGAGAATATCACAGTATCAGGAAGCACATCTGTTGTCATTGTAGGAAAGCGCAAAAAGACCTATCCGACAATAACAGCTTCAGCTGCAATGAGTGTTTCATATAATGGTACAACTTACAATATTATTGAAGGAATCAACAAGCTGTATGAAATGATCCTGGATGAAGGTGAAAACACACTGACATTCAACGGATCAGGAAGTGTGTTGATAGAGTACACAGGGGGAAGCCTATAAATGTATAAGGTATATTGCGATAAAACTTTGATGTACGATCCTAGAATTGAAGAACTTGCCTTGATTAATCCGGTTATTGAATTGGAAGAGAACAAGGCAGGTTCTTTTTCATTCAAGATGCCACCGGGACATCCACTGTATTCTTCCGTGAAAAGAAGGAAATCAGTGATGCAGGTGTATCAGGATGATGAACTGCTATTCAGCGGAATGTGCATTGAAGTCAAAGAGGACTTTTATAAGAGAAAAGACATTTACTGTGAAGGTGAATTGTCATATCTGAATGATTCCATCCAAAGACCGAACCGATACCAGGATGTAAGTGTGCGAGGACTTCTTGAAGCCTACATTGCAAATCACAATGCGCAGGTGGAAGAAGAAAAGCGTTTTACAGTCGGAATGGTTACGGTCACGGACAATAATAATTCGCTGTATAGATACACCAACATGAACAGCACAATGCAGGAACTGAAGGAAGATTTGGTTGATGATCTTGGTGGATATTTTAGAATCCGGCACAAAGATGGTGTCAAATACATTGATTACCTTGCGGACAGCATGAACACGAATTCACAGGTGATCAGGCTTGGCGAAAACCTTATTGATTTCAAGTCAAACATTGATTCAAGCGAGATTGCAACAGCAATTATTCCGCTTGGTAACCTTCTTGAAGAAGAAGTTGTTGAAGGTTTGCAGACAAGACTGACCATTGAAGCGGTGAATGATGGGAAAGATTACGTGTACAGTCCGGATGCTGTTGAAAATTTTGGATGGATTTATGCAACCGTCACATGGGATGGAGTGACAACAGCAGCGGCATTAAAAAGTAAGGGGCAGAAGTATCTGTCTGATATTCAGTTTGAAAACATGGTCATTGAAGCAAAGGCAATTGATCTGCATTTTGTGGATCCGAAAACAGAGCGGTTCAAAATTTCTGATCAGATCAGGGTTGTATCAAAGCCACACGGACTTGACCGATATTTCAGACTTACAAAGCAGACAATCAACATCTGTAATCCTGAAAATGATGCCATCACACTTGGCAAGGATGAAAGACTTTCCTTGTCTGCAAAGACTGCCGCCGTAAATGAGGAAATAAAGAAAGCCATTGAGAATATTAAGCCTGCAAGCCAAATCTTGAATCAGGCAGTTGAGAATGCCACACAGCTGATCGCAAATGCAATGGGTGGATATGTTGTGAAGAAAAATGATGAACTTCTTATCATGGACACGAACGACACCAAGACTGCAACAAAGGTGTGGCGGTGGAACATCAATGGACTTGGCTATTCTTCAAATGGCTATAATGGACCATATAGCACCGCATTGACGATGGATGGAAGATTTGTCGCTTCGGCAATCACTTGTGAAGGCTTGGAAGTCGGCAAGAATGTCAAGATGGGTGCAAATGCTAAGATCAGTTGGGAAAACATCACGGGAACAGATGACGTTGCAAAAACAAGTGACATTCCGACAAAAACATCTGAATTAGAAGATGATAAGGGTTATCAGACCAAAGATCAAGTGACAGAGATCACTAAGAACACCATCAAGACATCCGAAATCTCATGTGATCAGTTGAAAGGTGGAACGATTGATGCAAGTCTGCTTACAGCACTTGTGATTCAGACCGTGTGGAATGATATTACTGACAATGTAAAACTTGAAGATGGTTCTATCAATATATATAACACTGACAAAGAAAAAATCATGTCAGTTGACAGAACCGGAATTGCTTTTTTTCATAGCGGAATTGAAGCCTTGAAGATGTCTTTATCCGGTGAAACGGGAGCCGGATCAAGTGGTCCTAGAGGAATGGACTTCTTTGCAAACTTCGTATCTGATTATATCGGATGGACATCCACACCGGATGCGAGTCAGACACACAAGCCTAAATGGGTATATGAAAGGACCGGCGGTTCTGATTTCGGTTATGATCAAGACACCTTGAATGCCGGATGTGACATTGACTGTCATGGTAATGCAATCAAGAATGTTGCTGTATCAGGTGAAGTGAAGGTGAAAAAGGATGTGGAGTTTTCATTTGAAGAAGGAACCACGATTGATACCAAAGGTGCAACCTTGGTCAATGTAAAAATTGACGGTGGTTTCTCAGGCTTTATAAATCCACAATCAGGAAATACGATAGTGGTTCAAAACGGTATTATCGTAAGTGGATGAGGAAGGAGAGTATACAAATGGCAAATATATCTGATCTACTTAACAAGATTAAATCAGCACGATATGGAAGGGATGTGCGATCTGCAATCTATGATTCCATTGATGCTATGAACATAGAATCAGCAAATGCATATGATGCAGCTATTACAGCACAGAATTCAGCGCAGGCTTCGGCAAAAGCCGCAAGTGGATCTGTAACAAGTGCTACAGAAGCGGCAACCAGTGCCAAGAAATATTCTGATTCAGCAAAACAATATGCAGAATCGGCTTCAGTGGCAATTCAAGCCGCATATGATACGAAAACGACAACGGACAAGCATATTACAAATGCGGTTGATGCACCGATGATGGTGACGAAGTTCACGAAGAATCTGTTGAATCCGGCATTGGCAACAACGACTTCTAATGGTGTGACCTGCACGAAAAATAATGATGGGACATATACATTGAATGGCACGGCTACTGCTAGGACATTTTTTAATATTAATAGTAATATACCTATTATAAAGGGAGTTGCATATAAGGTTGTATGTATTCGAGATGAAGATATTGATCCAGGAAAATTTTTAAGTTGTGTCAGAAGGAAAGCTACATCTGCAGAATATATATTTAATAATGGAACATTTATAGCAGACACAGATTTGTGTTGGTTATGGATAGAAGTCGAAAAAGATAAAACCATGAATAATGTAACAATAAAACCAATGTTAACCACCGATCTTGAAGCTACCTATGATGATTATGTTCCATCTTCCGGTTATGAGATCAAGACTTGCGGAAAGAACCTACTTCCTATTTCTTCAATCGAGTCAAGAACTGTAAATGGTGTTACATTTACAAACAATGGAGAAGGAACATATACATTGAATGGCACAGCTGCTAATGATGCAAAATTTAGTTTGATAAATCAAGGCACATTAGAAATAATACAGATGATTGATGGAAAAACATTCAAGGTGACAGGATTTAAGGAAACAGGGAATTATCGTTTAGAATGTTCTGCCTGGTTATCTACAGGTGGAACATATGTATTTGATAGTCGTATTTGGGATGTCCCTAATGGAGCAAAAGGATTAAGAATTGATATTGTGGTTTTAAGTGGAGCAGTACTTAATAATGTGGTTGTTAAACCAATGCTTACCACCGACCTTGAAGCTATATATGATGATTTCGAGCCATACGAAGGAACATCAATTCAAGTGACAAGTGATACACAAGAACCTGTATATGGTTTGAATTCCTATGAAGGAGTTACTCATGTAATATCAGATGGAAAAGTTACTTCATCTTATGCGCTCACCGACACCGGAAAATATGTCATGCAGTGTATGAAAAGCATTAACGATTTGAAAGCGGCAGCTGTAACATCTGCATAGTATTTTACAAAAGATAACCTGCTAAATTGCAGAGAAAGGCATCTTCGGGTGCCTTTTTTGGTACAAAAATCTTATTAGTGGAAATTACAATATAGTCAGGAAAAACCGGAAGGAGAAATGCTATGTGGTCAAAACTTTATGATGAACGTCGGATCACAAGAGTTGAGGCACGCGCAAAGTCGAATACGCATCGAATCGATAAGCTGGAACCGATTGTCGAAGAAATACATACTATGAGTAATACGATGGTGCAGTTGGTAGAAGAAGTTAAGAATACCAATGATAATGTCTGCAATCTCGATAAGAAAATTGATGGAATGGATGCTCGCGTAGATGTTATGGAGCGTGCACCGGCAGAGGACATGAAAAAATATAAGTCTGTAGCGGTTACCGCAATTATCAGTACCGTATCCACCGCTTTTGCGATCGGGTTGGTAACGATGATTGCTCAATATATTAAATAAGAAAGAGAGGTATTTGCTATGATGAAAAATTGCGTATTAAAACCAAGCGTAGACACACAGAAGTGGATGAAGGCGGCAGGAATCCGCGCAATCAAAACAATGGCACAGACTGCAGTTGCTGTGATCGGTACGGCAGCAGTGGTATCAGCAGTAGATTGGAAGATGGCGGTGTCGGCATCTGTGGTTGCCGGCGTGGTGTCCCTTCTTACATCGGTTGCCGGCATCCCAGAAGTGAAGGACGGTGAGTAAT